GGAAAGGACCTATAACCGGCTTGGGCTTTTCTTTGGTCAAGTGGTATCTGGGCGGTTCGGCATCGGCCAGTGCCCGCTTTACGGTTTTGCGGGCCACCTTCAACATCCTGCTGATGGCCCGGATGGATTGGCCTTCTTTAAAGTACAGCTCCCTGATGCGATCTTTGGTGTCCACCCTGATCATTCTCCTTTCAACCTCCCGTACGCCATAGAAAGTTTTGCTAACTATAGCGTACAGGATTTTTGGTCGGGGTGGGCACCTTTTTGTTTGCCGCAGTGGTCTACTTTTAGATTACCACTACCATGCGGCCGGGATGAGAAAGGAAGGTGCATGAAGGTGGGCCGGAAAGGAGCGGCAAACCGGCCCCCGGAAAATGAATAACGCCGGGAAACATTATCCCGGCATTAAGCACGCGAAATTTTCGCGAACCCGCACGCGATGTCAGTCCTGTGAACAGTGACGGGGACACCCCCGCCCGACCTGATCACCGCGAAGTCGGGGTAAATGCCTTCCACCTTCCCGGTTATTTCGATCACGGAGTGCGCCGTAACCGTAGTGTCGAATTTCACCCGCACCCGCGCGCCCGGGGTCAGGCCGTTCGCCGCGAAGTCGAACTTTTCCGGGCACGGCGCCTTTCCCAGCGTTTCTTCCCAGTTCGTCTTCGGGCAGAAGTCGCTTGCGGCAAAGGCTCCCGCGGCCCTCCACCCCCCGCGCTTCCCTCTCCGGCAGGGGTGGAGGTAGAAGTGCACCTCCCGCCCGGCGACGCGCGCCTCGACCACCTGGCACCGGCCCAGGGGCTCGGCGTAGTCCTGGTGGGGCGTGCCTGAAAGGTAGGTGCGCAGCGGCACCGCGTTCCAGATGCCCAGTTTCTTCAGCACCCGGGCGGCCTCCTCCAGGGTGAACGGCCTCGCGTGCGGGTCCCCGGGCCGAAACGACGCCGGGGAGGCCGCGAACGGTCTGACCTTGAGGGAAAGCCTGCCGCCCTCCCGTCCCGCCGGGTGCTCTTCGTCTTTTCTGCCGTACAGGAGGTCTTCCACCGCTGCGACGCGGGCCATGAGGCGTTCCAGGCGGCCGGGAGCGGGCTCTTCGCGCTCACCTTCATGCGGCTCCGGCTCGGTATTTTTCAGAAATTCGTCCCCGGCGGAAGGTACGGTGCCGAATGGGTCGAATTCAGCCGCGTCGTCCTCCGCCGGCCAGATTCCGAAGCGGGGGTTGGCCATATGTCGTCAACTCCTTGTCAGCGGGTTTACCGGGGACCGGGCCGAGTTGGTCCGGTCCGGGAAAGGGGTGGGTTGGATTCTCCACCTCCATAGGATGATAGTCCCTCCTGCCTGCCAGACGCTGCTATGTTTCTGCCCTTGTAGAATTTTATAATTGTGGGAGCGGGCCGGTCCTGCCCCGGCTGTGCTGGCTTTCGTGCATCAGCTCTCTGGCTCCTCACCTGGTGCGGCCCCAAGCCGTCCCGTGTGCTGCCAGCTGCGGCTTAAGGTCCCTCGCTGTATGCACTAAGCACGTCATCTCGCCGTGCTGCCGCTCCCATGCTGTTGTTTGTGGTGGAACCGGCCGGATTCGAACCGGCACCTTTCTGCTTGCAGGGCAGACGCTCTCCCGAATTGAGCTACGGTCCCGTTCTTAAAAATTCCCTGCCGGGTTGCGGTACGCGGACGACCAGCTCAGCGTGGAAAACGCTGCCGCGATTCTCCTGCGTTTATCTTCCTTGCCGAGCATCTTTTGAACTTTAAGACCGCGCAGGACGGTACTGTTTCCCGTCACCAGGGCGGTGAACACCTCACTTGCCCTGACACCCGCCCCCGCCGCGCGAAGGATTATTCCCGCGTCCTCTTCGGTGACGCGGTCCGGGAAGGGGAACGCTTTCTCTAGGGCGCCGAGGAGCCCGACAATTGATTTTTCGGGGATTTTTTCCTTCCCGAGGTCGGCTATGCGGTCAGCCTGCGTCCTGCCGAACAGGGCCAGTTTTGTCCTGCGGTCGAATACGTCCGCGCTCTCCGCCGGGGAAGCTGCCCCCACCAGGACGAGAAACCGCTTAACGCACACGGAGCCGACCCGGAGCCTGTTCCCGTTGACGACGTTGTGGATGACGTAATTGGTGCGCATGAGTTCCTTCGGGCCGCACAGCTCGCACTCGGGGGCGAACCCGGACTCTCCTTCGTAAATGACTTCTCCCCGGTATTCCCATTCCCGGCGGGCCGTCTCGAAGTCCTCCGCGGAAGACGCCGCCAGGAGGTTTTTGACCACGACCTTCGGCGGCTCGGGAGAAGGTTCGTCGTCCCACCACTTCCGGCTGTTCAGGTGCAACCTTTCCGCCTGGATGCGGAACGGGCGCAGGGCTTCGGCGACGGCTTTTCTTTTCTCCGCAGCTTCGAGCTGTACGATGATCTTCCCGCAGGTACCTGTGGGGGTATCGGTACCCCCGTCCGGAGAATACTCGAGTTTACGGCGGTATGCTCCTAGTTCCCGGGCCAGGTTGTACACCAGAAAGGCGTCCTCGGTAGACGGCCCGGAGTAAAGCACGCGGTGGTCGGCGGTCACCACGGGCACCTGTACATCAGCTCCTTCCCGTCGAATTGTAATTTCTCAAATAAAATGAAAAAGATGGGATAAGGCGGGTTTGGGCGGGAAAAGACGGGTTAAGCCAGGAGTGATGCGGGTTTGGACCGCTTTTATTTTTTTCATTTTGGTGTGAGAAAAATTCAGATGGCCGGACCGGTGTTTGCAATCTTATGGCAATATGGTGATTATTACCTGGAAATTTAGTCGTGATCTGGTGGATGCGTTACCGGCTATTTATAATCTGTTACTATATCGTTACCGGGCATAGATTTGCGGGGCACCGGTGTTCAAGAATCCAGGAATGATGGGAGTTACAAGGATCGATACAGGGTAACAATGTCGGTGAACGATTGTTTTGAGGAGAAGGTGTTATACGGTGGCTGGGCTTCCGGAAGGTCATTTTGTGGTCAATTCAGATGGTAAAACTGGCAATTTGTGGGATTGGATTGCGGAACTTGATTGCGGAACCGGTTTTGATTGCGGAACCACTGCTGAGGCCTTGAAAATCAAGGTTTTAGGGTAATGGGTGTGCAGTTGCGGGCGGGTGATTGCGGAACTGGGGAGGGTCCCAAAATATGCATAATTATGCATTAGAATTGTATAATTATGCATATTCAGCGAAAGGCGGAATGTCCTGTAAATACTGGGGAAATTGAAACTGCCGCAGGCCTGGCGCAGTAAGAATGCAGGAAAATCAATTGCTGGCGGATTCCATAAATACTTTAAGGTAACAAAAGTATCATTAAAGAATTCTGGCCGATGTATCTGCAGGACGAGGAGGGCCGACCGGTAAAGTAAATGTGGGGGCCGTTATCAATCCATGGTAATCTAGATATTTAGATGGCGGCAACTGGTAATAAGTGTAAGGTTAGCCAGCGGAGGCCTGCCCCAGGGATTCTTTTTGTTTTTTTTGGGCCTCCCCTACAACGTCGTCGGGGAAAGCGCGGCGGAACTGGACCTTGATCCAGCCCTTCATATCGTCGTCGGCAGTAGACCAGAGGTCATAAAGGTCGTTCAGCATCCGGTCCAGGTCGGGGTCACCGGTGTCGGCGCGGTGGGCAGGCCGGCCGGCGGCCACGGCCAGGCCGCGTTCTTTCATTATATTATTGAAAGCTTCTACTAGGACCCGCTCTCCATGTTGGGCGATGAGGTTTCTAAGTTTTTCTTCCGGGGAGATGAACATCTCCCCTTTTCCTGTTTTTAGCCATTCATCTGAGATGCCATATTCATGTCTAATGAGGCTTAGTAACGTCTGAGATGGTTCTCTTAAGCCAAGCTCAAGCGAGGAGACGTAACCCCTATCAATACCAAGAGGCTTGGCAAATTCAGCTTGCGTAAGTTTTAGGGTTTTCCTGGCTTTTCGCAGCCGTTCAGCAAGACTCATAAAATGCACCACAGATAACTTTTGTTATTGACTACTCACCACAGTTGCATTATCATTATGTCCAGAGGGTGTTAAAAATTTTCCAAGGGCATGTCTACGGAAAGGAGGCTTCAGTGGTGGCCGCAAAAAAGGGCCTGACCGGCCTGGAAATCAGGATCGAGCTGATGAGGCGGGGCATCAAGCTCGTGGACATAGCGGCCCGGGCCGGGGTGAAGCCACCTGCAGTCACACGCATGTTAAGCGGCAAGGACCAGTACAAGGGCCGGCGGCTGCGCCCTGTGATCGCGGAGGCCCTGGGCCTGCCGGAAGACGAGATCTGGCCGCCCGAGGTCGAGCGCAGGGCGGCGCGCTAAGGGCCGCCGGTCATTTCCACTGGAAACTTGTTTACACCGATTTAATCTTATCAGAACCAAGAGGGGGTGGCAATGGAAAGGGGGCGGTAATTTTTGGACCGGGCACGATCAATTTTCCGGCGAAAGGTAGGTGTGGTCATGGAAAATGTGCTACCGGTGCTGGCAGAGCGGAGCGAGGTCCGGATCGTGGAGGTGGACGGCCAGCCGGTGGTGACGGCCCGGGACCTGGCCAGGGCGCTGGGGTATCAAAAAGAGAGGGCTATCTTAAACCTTGTTAATCGGAACAAAGAATCATTTACTGACCGTGACACGTTCGTCATCAAATTGATGACGAACCCCCAGGGCGGCGATCCCTACGTCCGGGTCTTCACCAAGCGCGGCGCTTTGAAAGTTTGTATGAAATCCAACCAGCCGAGGGCGGTGATGGTGCAGGAGATCCTAATCGACCTGTACGAGGCGGTGGAGCGGGGCAACCTGGTACCGGTGCAGCAGCTTTCCCAGTTGATCGTCCAGCAGGGGCAGGTGGTGGCCCAAAGCCTGCAGCTGATGCAGGCGGTACAGAAGGAGATCCGGGGCCAGGGACAGTTGCTTTCAGCCATGCAGGGGCAGATGGAGGTGGTGGTACAGGCGGTGGTCACCCTCCTGCAGCGGGCGGCGGCCGCGCGGTGCACCATACCGGTGCCGGAGGCCGGACCGGGTGAGGACCTGCGGGTGACTCTACAGGTGAAGCGGCAGAAGAGCGCCAAGAGCGGTCGGCGGTCAGTATCCAAGCTAGAGAAGCTGGGTGTGGCCGACCTGGTGACAAGGCTTTTGGGCAAGGGATACAGCTATCAGGAGATCGGGGAGGTCTTGAAGGCCCAGGGGATCAGCGTGGGCAAAAGCTCCATCGCCAGGTTCGCCAAGAACCGCATCCTGGACGGCTTCGGCCCCGGGGTGATTTAACCGAGAAGCCATAAGGAGGGGTTTGAAATGCCGGAGCGCGAGAAAAAAGGAACCGCCCGGGGCGGGCGGGTTACGTTCAAACGCGGTGGGATGATTGTGCTTCCAGGTAAAATGTTTATCGCTCCTGATCTCAAGAGCCTGCACGGAAAAAAGGTTGAGCTATCCGCCATAAGAATCCTGGGCGCAGGGCTGGAAGTGGCCAGGGTTTACCACCGGGGACAATACGTGACCGATGCTTTCACCGAAACAAAAGGGGTGCCCTTGAACAAGAAGCTGTACCGCATACTTGAGGAATGCACCGAGAAGCAGCAAGGACTTTACTTATAACGCGAATCTTTCAAGATTTCCGACCAGTTAATAAGGGTTTTGTTCCGAAACTTCATCAACAGGAAGGCCACCTGCCAGGGGGCAATTGGCCGCCATCTGTCCAGTGAATCACCCTCGAAGACAACGAGCCACGAATGACCCAGTTCGTCTATGGGGGCGAAACCGTACGAGTTGATAAATTCCTTGAGGAAGGCATGGTCCCAGTGCTCACAGGGAATTTGGGGACCAATCAGCTCACCGTCCCCATAGACATACTGATCAACCCTGAAATTACCGTGAACGAACCGATGGCACCATTGAGCGGTTTTCCCGGTGGGGTCCAATAGAACCAGCTGGGTACCCAGGCGGTGGTCAAAGATGTAGATACGGAAACCTTCACTGAAAAATGGGGGACGAACGTTTTCTTTCTGCGCAGCGCGGTTCCTGACCTCTTCTTCAAATTTTTTCAGGTAAGGCGGGAAGCTGGGACCGATGATGGCAAGTAGATGTTCGCACCAGGTGGCTAGATCGTAATAAAATTCGGGCACGGGCTTTTTTAACGGTAACCAGTAATTCACGGGCAAAGTCACCTCCTTCCCACTGAGAAGTTAGCCAAAAATACGGCAAGTCCTGCCACAGTGAAAGGAGTGTTTGAAAACATGGCAGATTTTGAGATCCCTTTTGAAGATGCGGCCAGGGTGTGCAAGTTAATCCTGGGGTTCACGCCCACCGGCATCATATACGGGCGGGAACAGGCCGGCGACGGGTGGACCCGGTTCGTGGAGTTCGTCGACGGCATTTACGGCAGCGTGAAGATGGATTACTACTGGCTGGAGGACCACCTGTGCGAGGTCAGGCAATAACCAGGGATGAGTTTAACCGGGCTTTGTACTATGCCGTGAGGGAGGATCTCAACGGCGTGGTGGACGAGGTCAACGACGGGCTGATCCGCCGGGCGATTGAGTATGTGGAGAGCGGTAACGAATTTCCGGACACCCCATACGTTTGCCTGACTTCCGTAGCGGCGCTGGCCCGGGCGGCCAACAGGCGGGGTATACCGGTGAAAAGATAAGGCCCGCAAGGGGCCGGGCTGATTTGTAATCTGTGGAAGCGGGATTATTGAATTGAGGGGGGATTACGCGGTGGCCACAGGCAGAAAGAAGAAAAACGTGGCCGCCTCGCGGGGAGGGTTCGAGCAGCTCACGATCTTCGACGTGATCAAGGAAGACGAGGCGCGGCAGCAGGAGGAGAGACCGGCGCCGGGCAGCTTCAATATTTCCAGCCGGCTGAGAAACGCGATTTCCGAGGGGCTGAAAAGGTCCAGCCTGAGCCGGTACGAGGTGGCGGCCAGGATGTCGGAGCTGGTGGGGGTAGAGATAACCAAGAGCCAGCTTGATTCGTGGACGGCCGAGTCGAAAGAGTATCACCGGTTCCCGGCGGAATACCTCCCGGCGTTCTGCCTTGTGACGGGACACCTGGAGCCCCTGCGGATGATGGCCCGGATGCTGAAATGTTATGTCCTGGAATCCAAAGAAGCCCTACTGGCGGAGCTGGGCCGGATAGACCAGGTAAAGCGGGACCTGGCCCGGCGGGAAAAAGTGGTAAGAGAGATGATCGAAAAGATGTGGGCTACCGGCTAAAGGAGGTATGGGCGGTGAAAAAAGTGTGCTGCGTGTGCGGCAAACATCCCCGGGTGCGGCGGAAGGACCCCTGGGGCAAATGGGAAAGGATAAGCGACTTAAGGCCGGCGGCGGGAGGAAAGCTGATCTGCAGCGCGTGCCTGGGCGAACTGGTGAGGGATACGGTGGTCATGCTGAAGAGTTAAGCCCGGAACCGGGCTAAACAAGGGGGTCTAAAAATGACCGATTTTAAATTACTGACCCTGGAGGAGCTGAAGAGCGTATTCAAAGGATATCTCGGAACTTATCAACAGAGCAGGCACGCCGGGGGTTGGAACGAGCCTGGAAAACGCAAAAGATATAAGGACAAATGTCGTGAGAGGTACCGGAAGCGGATTAAGTAAAGTGGCATATTTTTCTGGCATATTTTCTGGCATATTTCCCCTGCATGGGCTAAAGGAGGGAGCCGAGCTGCAGGCGGTATGGCTGTCCACAAGCGAGGCGGCGCGCGCCCTGGGAGTGACTGAGCGGGCCGTGAGAAAAAAGATCATGGCGGGCGAGCTGCAGGCCCGGGTCCAGGCGGGCCGGGGCGGCTTGGGCGGACAGGTATACCTCGTGCCCCTGGATGCCCTCCCCCCGGAAGCCCGGCGGCGCTACCTGGCCGAGGTTGCGGCCGCACCTCCTTCTCCCCCTACCCCGCCGCCGGAACCGGAAAACGACCCGAATGAAAAAATCGGGTCCCTGGCGGAACTGATTGCCAAGTACGGCGAGGAGAAGGCCCGGAAGATCGTCAACGATGCCCGGGCAAAGTGGGAGGCGGTTGTCCTGGAGGCATTGGAGGTGATGAACGGCCCCTGGGGAGACAAGGCCAGGCGCCTGGAGGCACTGGCCAGGCGGCGAAAAGTAAGCAAGACGACACTGTACCGGATGGCGGACCGGTACATGAAAGAGGGGGTGATCGGGCTGGTACACGACCGGTACCGCAGGCCGGGCGAGGGCACAAGAGACAAGAGCCGGCGCTCGGTAACGCCGGAGGTGGAGAAGTTCATACGCGCCATGTACCTGAAGTACCCACCACCGAAGAAGAGCAAGGTATATGAAGAGCTGAAAAAAGCGGCGGCGGCGAAGGGCTGGCCGCTGCCATCCCGGGCGACGGTATACCGGGTGATCGCGGACATCAAGCCGGCGGAGGAAGTGCTGGCTACACGCGGGGACAAGGAATACGAGTCAAAGATGATGCCCAAGGTGCGGCGCACGTACAACCACCTGCTGGCCATGGAGGAAATAGTAGGAGACGGGCACCCGTTCGACATCTTCGTGGAGTTCAACGGCCGGGCGGTGCGCCCCAATCTAAGCGCCTGGATGGACCTGCGCAGCCGGAAGATTGTGGGCTGGTGCGTCACCGCCGGCCCGGCCAACAGCGACACCATCGCCCTGGCCCTGCGGCACGCCATAATCACTCACGGCCTGCCCGGGACTTTATACACCGACTGGGGTAAAGAATATATCAACGAATACATAAAAGACGTGTGCCGACGGCTGGACATCGGTATCAGAAACTGCATCCCCAGGACGCCACGGAGCAAGGCCATCGAGCGCCTGTTCCGTACGGTGCACGACCAGTTCACGCTCTACCTGCCCGGCTACTGTGGTAACACTCCGGAAAACCGGCCGCCGGGGTACGACGAGAAAAAGCTGCTCAAGCAGGGCAAGCTCTTGAAATTTGAGGACTTCGTGCGGCGGTGGGCGCAGTACGTAGAAGTTTACAACAACCAGGTGCACAGTCAAATTAAAGACACGCCGGCAAACGCCTTCGCGGCGGCGCAGCACGTGCGGCCGGGCCGGGTCGACGAGCGTGACCTGGACATCCTCATGATGCGCAAGGAGCGCGTAAAGGTCCAGCCCGGCTATATCAGGCTCTTCGGCAGGGATTACTGGTCGCACAACGTGGACCTGGGCATGCTGGTGGGCGAATGGGTCCAGGTCTGGTACGACCCGCACCGGGTGGGCGAGGTGCTGATCTGGTACCGGGGCAAGTGCATCGGCACCGCCAGAAACGAAGAGGCCCTGGCCCACGGCCTGGACCGGGCAGAACTGGCAGAGAGGCTGCGGGCCAACCGGCGGGTAAAAAAGGCCCTCAAACTCAAGATGGCCAGCTACGTGGAGGGAATCGAAGACGTCCTACCTGGTGAAATCGTGCGGAAGGCCAAGCGCATCAGGCGTTCATACGCGGGCACCGACCTGGACGGACCTGTGGAAAAAGCTGTGGATGAAAACGTGCAGCGCCTGACGGGCGGGGAAAGCGCAGCCCGCCAGGTTCGGGAGGTGCTGGAGAGCACCGGGGAAGGTGCAAGCCGGGCTCCCGGCAAGGGCAAAAGCGGCGCGGGCAGCCGGTCGAAAAGGCTGCTGCTGGCCTGGGGCGACCGGGTGCTGGCGAAATGAGAAAAAACGTTACGGAGGTTGATAGAGCATGGCGGAACCGGCCGAGGTAATCGGAATGCAACCCGCAACCGAAGAGGACGCGGAAAAGCTGCGGGCGTGGCTGAATGACCTGATCAAAAACCGGGGGGTGACGGTGACCACCATCGCCCGTGAGATGGGAGTTTCTCACTCCCTAATCAGCCAGTTTCTCAGCGGGACAAAGAAAAGCGCCAACCTCATGGCAAAGCTCCAGCAATTCAGAACCAGGGTAGAGTATGCCGCCGGCAGTGAGGCGCAGGAGCGGGCGGCCGAGGATACAACAATTCTCCCCCACCCTACTTTTCCGGCGGGGCTGTTCATGACCGAGGATCTGCGGCAGGTGCTCGGCCTGTGTGCCATGTGCCAGGAGGACGGAGAGATCGGGGTGGTGATCGGCCCCGCGGGGAGCGGCAAGACCACGGCCCTGCAGGAATTCTGCCGGCGGGAGCAGCGGGCGGCGTACATCAAGGCCGACGTGACCATGTCGCCGAAGGAGCTTTTATTCGAAATAGGACAGAAGCTGGGTGTGAGCCTGAGCGGTTCCCGGCGGGCCATGGCCCGCCAGATAGTCAACCAGTTGCGCCTGGACCCGGTGCTGATCATCGTGGACGAGGCCGACGTGCTGGTCAGCAGGGACTCGGTCTTAAAACTGGACGTCCTGCGGGGCATATGGGACGAAGCCCACAGCGGACTGGTGCTGGCCGGCCCGCCCGTACTGGCGAAGTACCTGGTCAAGGGACCCGGGGGGCAGAGCAACCTGGCCCAGTTTTACAGCCGGGTGCGCAGGGCCTATTACATGAAAGGCGTGACCAGGGATGAGGCCATGCAAATTCTCTCCGGGTACAGAATGACGGAAGGGGCCAGGAATTACCTGGTGGCGGCCGCCGTCAGCAAGGCCCACGGGGGTTTGCGGCGGTTCACCAGGCTGCTGCAGAACGCCCTGGACCTATGCGAACCGGGCGAGACCATCACCACGGAAATCGTCAGGGAGGCCGACGGCATGCTGGTGTCACCAAAGACATTGGGGCTGGAGTTCTGAGGTGCCGGGTATGAAACAACAGGACTATTTAAAGAGGGTTATAACGGAAAGGATCCGGATCCTGAAAGACTGCAGGGAGAAGGCGAAACCGCAGTACAGGGAGAGCTACGACATTTCAATCAGGACTCTTGAGTGGGTGCTGACCAAATTTCCCCGGGAGGGAGGTGCAGGCACGGATGGCGATAGTCTGCACAATTAGGGAATGCATCTATTACAACCCGCTTTGCGACGGGAACTGTTCTTTCGATGGCAAAGTGGAAATCGAGCTGTTATATGAAAATGGCGAATATTTTGGAGTTTGCGTCGCCATGACGCTGGAGGAATAGCCGAAAACCCCGGGTAAAACCGGGGTTCGTGGAGGGGATGGCCTCCCCCACCTGACGACCGCGATGGCGGGCCGGGACCGGTGCCCGGCGGCAGGCTGCGAAAGGAGGGATAATGTTGAACAAGAAAGGCGTGGCAGACCAGTTCACCCGCCCCATATGCCGGGTGGACATACGAACCGGCGAGGGCTTTTGCCGGTTGAAGGAGTTCTGGATGTCGGGTGGATACAGGGAAATAACGCCGGAAGAATTTGAGCGGATGGAGGGGCAGGCCGGAGCTACGTCCCCTCCCCGCCCCGCCACCATCTCGCAGGATGTGGAAGCGGCTGACAGCTCGCTCACAGCGGAGGAGATCCGGCGGATTGAGATGATGGCCTGCGACGGGTGGACGATCAAGGACAAACTCCGGGTGCGGTCCTGGCTGGCCGCCGGGATGGACTGCCGCCAGGCGGCCCGGTTGCTGGGCCGGGATGCCCGGAGCGTGGCCGGGCTGTCCAGGCAGCTGGGGACGCTGGAAGAGCATATCAGGGTGCTGGTCCTGGCGGCCCGGGGCATGAACGATGCCGAGATCGCGCGGGAACTGGGCATGAAGCAGAAGCGGGTGGCGGGTATCAGGTTGAAGTACATGCCCGCTAAAGAAGCATGTACAAATTCGGGAGGGATCTAGATGCAGGCGGTGGCAGTGACATGGGATGAGGTCCGGGCGGCACTGGAAGCCGTGGAGGCCGCCAGGCAGCGGCTGGATTACGCCGACCACCCGGACCTGGTCGATGCGGCGGTGCTGGAAATGGGTGCAGCGGAGAAGCGGTTGAATTACCTGTTGCGGGTGGCCAGGCAAAACGGGGGGATGAGCCGTGGAAAAGATCTTTACTGTCGGTGACAGGGTGATGGTGGCGGGACGGGCGATGATGGCCGGGCGGGTGATGGCGGCATGCCCGGGGAAAGGCCGTTACCTGCTGATTGAGCTGGAGGATAATGATCCGCCTGAACAGATGACCCTGCGGGAGCTGGAAAAGGCCCGCCGTGGCCGGCGGGAGAACTACCGGTGGGCCGAATTTGAGCTGAGGAGGTGCGGCGCGTGAGGAAGCGGATGGAAGAAGAGAAGATCAGGAGCTTAAAGGATTGGGTCGAGGTGGACGATGCGCTCAAAGAAATCGGCCGGCTGACCCTGGAAATCGAGGGGCTGGAGGCCAGATACAACGAAAAGATGATGGCGATGAAGGAGGAACTGGCCGGGCTGGCCAGGCCGCTGATGGAGCGGCGGGAGTACCTGGAACTGCTGGTGAAAGACTTTGCCGAAAGGCACCGGGAGGACATGGACGGGCGGAAGTCCAAGGTGCTCAACTTCGGCCGGCTGGGGTTCAGGCAGTCCACGAAGGTAATCCTGCGAAACGTGAAAGCCATCCTGGCGGCACTGAAGGCGAAGGGAATGACCGATTGCATTATTGTTAAGGAAGAAGTGAGCAAAGATGAGCTGAAGAAATATGACCCCACCGTTATAGAATCCGTCGGTGCCAGGCTGAAGGTGGAGGACGTTTTCTGGTACGAAGTAAACAGAGACAAACTGGCGGAGGTGTCCTGACAATGGATGCCAGGGAAAAAGCTGCGCTGGTCTTCCTGGGGTTCGTGGGGGGCTACCTCCTGGCGGCCCTGGTGGTGGCCAGGCACTGGATGCAAGGGTGATGGAAGGGATGGCGAAACGTGCGGGCCGGGCCTTCTCCGACGAGGAGAAGGCCCTGGCGGAGTACCTGAAGGAGAAGCTCAAGCTCCGGGGGGTGCACAAGTTCCCCCGGGACTGGCACCTGCGGCAGATGGCGGTGGCCCGGACGATGCTCGCCGGGGAAAACGCGCCTTCGGTTGAAGATTGGAAGGCCTGCATCGACTGGCTTTTCAGACACCCGTACTGGGGGGATAAAGTGGACCACCTGGCCCGGGTGCTGGACCTGTGGCCCAGGTACGTGTTGCAAGCAAGAAACCACCGCCAGGATGACGAGGAGCGGGAACGAAAGCGGGCGCTTTTGAAATCCCTGTACCTGAGTTAGGAGGGAGAACGTGGAGGTATCAAAGCACGCCCTGAAGCGCTGGCGGGAAAGAGTAAACCCGGATGCAGGCCCCGAGCGGGCACAGAGCGAAATGCTAAAAGGGTTGGAACAAGCCATCCGGGTGTATGATGAGCTCGACAACGCATATTTCATAAAGGACAATATATTGTTCATCGTCAAGGATGAGGTCGTGGTAACGGTGGTGAACCTGGATTTCGGTTTTTCCGAAGACATTAACCGGGTGATCTGCCGGATGCAGACCGAGCGCCTGCTGGAACTGAAAAAAAAGCTGGAAGAGGCACAGGAGCAGGCACAACAGCACATAAGCGCTATTAACGACAGGCTGGCGGTGCTGGACAGCGAGAAGGCGGAGGTCGAAGCCAGGCTCCAAGAGATCTGCTCTAAAAGAAGGAAGCTGGAGCTGGCCAGGGAGGAAGTGGAAAAGGGATTGGAGGCCCTGCGGAAACAGTATGCGGCCGAATTCAGCAAGCTCAAGTATTCACTGGATTTCCGCCTGGAAACGGTGAGGAAAAACGCTTAATACGTTGCGGCAAGGAGGGTTTCAAAATTGACAAGTGATTTATATGATTTATATATGCGCTATCTTGGAGCGCTGCGCGTACTTTCGCGGGTTTCAGTCTATGTGCCCGAGGAAATCAGGGAATGCATCGAACAGGTCTTCGAAGATGCCTGCAAGTACCATCCTTTGAAATGGTCAAGGATTTTGGACCGAATAGAGATTGCACCTGATACCGCCAGCCCGGTAAAGAGCGACAATACTACCCAAACGATGTATAATTACGCTCCCTATGGTTTCGGAGAGCACACAATTAAAATAACCATTCAAAGATGGGACTTTCGTGGCCACATATGGGTAAAGGTCGGCGGTAATTGCAGGGGGATCAGTGTGATGAGCGACATAGCGGATACTATTTGGGAATTGGCACTTTGCAATCCCTCTGAAATTAAATCCGATTGTAATTTCAAAATTGACGACGATTTTTGGTATACAGCAGTGTTAAAGAATAAGCAAGGAGATACACTTAATGATTGCGGCGACCAGCATGAATTCGAGGATGCCATTGTGGGGGTAGAAATTGTCGACTACAAACCATAACCACTCCGTGGTGACGGCGGACTACCTGCTCCGATGCCATTGTGGGGATGGAAATTGTCGACTACAAACCAGAAAAGCTAGCCGGAAGGAGGAATAAAATGCCCAGGGTTTTAAAGAGCCTGAAGGCGGAACCAGCGCCGCCGGAGGATCATCAGGAACAAAACGATGCCGGCGAGGTGGTCACATACTGGGACCCCGGCGCCTTCACCTGGTACGGTGCGGAAATCCAGCCGCGCGGTTTCAGAGATGAGCTGAGCATAACCATTACGGATAAAGGAATCAGGCTTTCGCATGCGGCGGGAGGTAAGTTCGCCCCGGAGGCCCGGATAACCGTGGGCTTGAACAGAGGTTTTTTGGCCCTGCGGGAGGCGGCCGACGGGATAAAGGCGAGGAGAGAGAGAAAGGAAGGGAACACGGCAATTTACCTGAATTCAACAAAGCTGGGGAAACTCTTGCGTGACGAGGGCTGGCCCGTCCCTGCCGCCTGCCGGCGGTGTGGGACGAGAGAAACGGGATGCTCGTCTGCAGGAAGCCCCCGGGAAAGGTGGTGTAAAACATGCCCGCGCCCGCCAAAGCAAAAGCAACCGCCCCGCAACTACGGAAGCTGTTCTGCCTGGCCAGGGAGCTGGGTATGGACCACGAAGACCTGCGCGGGCTGGCGTACAACATGGCCGGCGTGGACGGCCTGTCGCAGCTCACCAGGCGGGACGCCATGAGGCTGATCGACTACCTGGTGGATCGCAGCCGCAAGGACTACCGCCCCACCGCCGCATCCAGGCAGCAGATATATCTCATCGAAAAACTGGCGGCAGAGCTGGGCTGGAACGACAATCCCCGCCGGCTGGCCGGCTTTGTCAGGCGTACGGCCGGTGTCGCCCACATGCGCTGGCTGGACGCGGCCGGCGCGTACCGGGTGATCGAAGGCCTTAAGAAAATGGTGGAACGGCGGAAGAAAAACCCTGTACAACAGCCGGTAAGTGAGGTATAATTAAGCAAACAAACCAGATCACAACGATGGAACTGGGGTTGCCGGACGAATGGCCGTCCGGCAGCCCCATTCGGCTTTTTTGGGGGACTGTTAATTTTTTAACACCCGGCCGGGGCGATAACATGAGGGGATTTTACAACGACGACGACGGGTTGAGCATTACCGAAACGCTGGCCCTGGTTTTTTCAGGGGTATACGTTTTGGTGGTGATCGTAATGCTTGCGGCACTGATGCGGGGCCGGCTGGCCGACCTGCACGTGGACTTCCTGTCGGTGTGCTCGTGGCCCGTACTCACCATCCTGGCCGGGTACTTCGGCGATCGGGTTGCCTCCCGGTTCGGGGGGGTCCCCCGGAGAAGCGGGGCGCGGCGGCCCGCACCGGTCATGAATGAAACTAGCGAGCCGGCGGTTGGGGAACTGGAACCCGGACCGCAACGCCAACGCCCCACAATATAGGAGGTGTAATCATGCAGAAGCGCACCCTCCTGCTCACTTCCGCGAACCGCCCGGGGCGCAAGATCAAGCCCAAGGCGGTGGTCGTGCACTGGACGGCCAACACCAATCGCGGCGCCAACGCCCGGGCCAACCGCGACTATTTCGAGACGCACCCGCAGGATAAAGTGTCCGCCCACTGGATTGTGGACGACCGCGAGGCAATCCTGTGCATCCCCGAAGATGAGATGGCCTACCACGTGGGCGCACGGGTTTACCGCCCGGAAGCTTTGCAAAAATTGTCCCGCTACCCCAACGACTGCACTATCGGCGTTGAGATCTGCGTAAATGCCGACGCAGATTTTGCCGTGACTTACAGGAACGCGGTGGATCTGGTGGCTGACATCCTGCGCCGCTATGGCTGGGGTGTGGACCGCATATGGCGGCATTATGACGTCACCGGCAAAGACTGCCCCCGGTTTTTCGTGAACGACGCCACGGCGCGGCAGTACGGTTTTGCCGGTGCGGAATCCGCCTGGAGCGGCTTTAAAAAGGACGTGCAGGCGGTACTGATCGGAAGGAAGGTGGAAAAAGTGTTCACCGACATCGCGGGACACTGGGCGGAAAGTATAATCAAGGATGCCCTGGGATGCGGCCTGGTTGCCAGGGACGAGAAGTTCCGCCCGAACGACGGCCTCACCCGAGCCGAGGGTGTGGCTCTCTGCATGCGGCTCAAGGACATCATCATGGCCGGGATCAAGGACCTGGTCCGCCAGGTCGTGCAGGAAGAACTGCGAAAGGCGGGATAAAGCTTGTGGGGCGAACTGATTTTGGAAGTTAGCAGGGCGGCCCTGGCGGTCATCATTCCCGTGGGTGTGGCGGCCGGCCTGGAGTGGCTAAGGCGCAAGATGGGCGTGGAAAAGCTGCGCAGGATCCAGGAGGAACTGCAAACCAAGAAAGACATGGCCCTCATCGCCGTGAAGTACGTCGAACAGGCCTGGAAGGGCGCCAGCGGTCCGGAGAAGTACAATGCGGCCGCCGCCTGGCTGGCCGCCCAGGCGGCCCGGGCGGGTATCACCCTTTCCGACGACGAGATCAAGGGATTAATCGAGTGGGCGCTGCGAAACATCAAGGACGAGCTCGGCAACCAGTGGGCGGACCTGCTTGAAGGGCGCAAGGAGGCGGGTAGCACGTGCTAGACCTGCCCTCCGAACTTTACCGGCCGGTGGCCACGCTGCTCTACACCCTGCTGTGCGTGGCCATGGGAATTATAGCTTATTTCCTGCGCGACATCAGGCAAAGCGTGAAAGAAAAACAGCAGGAGCAGGATCAGAAGATCGACGGCATCCAGAAGGATCTCAACGTCATCAGGGAAACCCTGCCCCAGCGTTACGTCTTACGTGACGACTTCATCCGGGCGATTGCCGGGCTGGACAACAAGGTGGACAACATCGGCAAGGAAGTGAGCGAAATCAACAAGGCATTAAACCGCCTGATTGGGGGCGTTAGGTGATGGGGCTTGAGAAGTACGAAGCCCGTATTGTGCGGGGACACATAATGCAAATCCTCAAAGTGGCCTATCCGGGGCCGGCCAGCGTAGAGCTGCTGGAGGTCACCCTTAACGACCGGTCCTGCCCCACCTCCCCTGCCGTTCTGAACGGTTACCTGGCATACCTGGCCGAAAAGGGCTACATCACCCGGTGGGAGGAAAAGGACGATATCCTGGGCGTAACCCGCACCCTGGTCAAATTGACGGCCACCGGTGTCGACCTGCTGGAAGGGAATATCCCGGCTGACCCGGGCGTGGTGTTGTAGTGTGGGCAAGCGGCGCAAGCACTTCAAGGTCGAGACCCTCCCCCCGGAAATAGTGGAAGCCATCAACCGCAAGCTGGTGGAGGGCTATACGTACCAGCAGCTCGCCAACTGGCTTAACCAGATGGGTCACCCGGTAGGGAAAAGTTCCCTGGCGCGGTACGGCAAGGACTTCCTCTCCCGCCTGGAGCGCTTGCGGGTGGTAAAAGAACAGGCCAGGGCGATAGTGGAAGTCAACCCCGACGCCCCCGCCACGGAGATGGCCGAGGCGGCAAACCAGCTGGCCACCCAGCTGATCATGGAATTCTTGATGCAGGTGGATCTGGACGACCTGGCCCAGGCCAAGGTAACGGAAGTTCTCAAGGCCCTGGCCAAGCTGGAGGCTTCCGGTGTGCGCCGTGAGCAATTGAAGTTCAACTTCAACCGGGGCGTGGATGCAGCCGTGTCCAGGATCAAGGAGGCGCTGCGCGCGGAAGTGGCCGCCGACCCGGAACTGGCGGCGAGGCTGGCGGAGATGGTGGACCGGCAGGCGGAGGCGTTGAGGAAGTAGCCATGCTGATCAAGGATCTGATCGGCGAGCGCCAGGCGGGCCTGGACTTCGCCGAGTGGATGCACAAAAACGTGCGCCTGGATGACGGGAAACCCTGGGACATGAGCCGGCGCAGGGCGCTGGTGGAAATCGTCGGCAACATGAAGCACCGCCAGATGACCATTCTAAAGGGCGCCCAGACGGGCTTCTCCACCCTGTTCCTTGGGTTTGCCATATACCTTCTGGACCAGGCCCGCCGGAACGTAATTTACTTCCTCCCCACACAGAAAATGTCCGACCGGTTTTCCACTACCCGCATGGATGCCTTCGTCAACCGGAGCGAATACCTGCGCAGCCGGCTGCGGGGCACCGACCAGACGGGGCTCAAGGAGATCGACACGCATTTTCTGTATTTCGTGGGGCTGCAGTCGGTCCTGGGAGCCATCTCGATTCCCAGCGATTGCAACCTGTACGACGAGGTGGACCTGATCGACCAGGAGAACCTGGACTGGTCGCTGGACCGGATAGCGGCCTCCGACCTGGCACTGCTCAGGTTTTTCTCGGTGGGGATGTTTCCGGGAATTGGGATCGATGAGCGGTACCAGGACGGCGACCGGCGGCGCTGGCACGTGCGGTGCCGGGGATGCCGCCGCGAGCAGGTGGTGGAGGACGAATTCCCGCAGAACTTCATCCGCCATAAGGGAGAGGTCATGCTGGTGTGCGTGAAGTGCGGCACCCCCCTGGACGTAAACGAGGGGCGCTGGATCCCGGAGAAGCCGGAGCGCACCCGTGACCACGTGAGCTATCGAGTGCCGCAGCTGATCATGCCCGGGCTCAACCTGGCCTTTATCTGGGACAGGTGGCAGAAGGCCCAGAACAAGCCGAGCAAGCTGGCAAAGTTCAGGTGCTCCGTACTGGCCAGGCCCGACGGCGGCGACATGCAGCCCATAACGGACGAGGTCCTGCAAAGGGTCAGGCAGGCCGGCGATTATTACTGGCACGACCGCTGGAGCGACACCATTACCGGTATAGGCATCGACATGGGCGACCGGGCGCATATCGCGGTGGCGGCCCCCTTCGCCGGGGAAGGTATCCGCTTCCTGCACTTCGAGGAGATCGATGTCGAGGACCTGGTGGAGCGGGTCAAACACCTTGAACACGCATTCAACGCCGGTGCACTGGTCATAGACGCATTGCCGTACAAGACGACATCCAAGCAGGTGGTCCGGAGCCTCACCCGGGCCGTGGGATACATTCAATACTTCAAAGGTTCCGACCTCAAGGAGAAGTCAGAAGGCGAAGGCGACCGCACGGTGCGCGTGGTGACCGTGGACCGCGACGAATCACTGGATGAGACTACCGACCTGTTCGCCACCGTTCCCCCGCTTGCACTGCTCCCGAAGCCGCGGACACCGGCCGAGGAGCAGGTGCTGCGTACGGTAGAGAGTCACCTGAAAAAGCTGGTCAAGGAAAAAGAGAAAGAGTCCGAGGACAGCCCGGCCCGCTACAAAAAGAACGTGGCCAACCACTACGGGATGGCAATCAATTCTGCCCGGATTGCCCTGTGGCTGGCCACCGGAAAGGGAGGTGCGAGGCCCGGCCTTACCGGCGGCCAGGTGGTCGGGCGGAGCGTTGTGGCGGATTTGAATTGGTGAGGTGAGCCAGGTGGCGGATAAACCGCAGGTTGGGCAGATCGGCAGCCAGTTGAGCGTTACGTTTAACCTTTTCGACGGGGCGATTGTCAACCCGGACGCCGCTTATGTGAGCGAGTACGAGCGGATGTTGGACACGGACGAGACGGTGGGCGCCGCGTTCTACTTCCTGACCTTGTGCGTGTTGAGCTACCTGGGTGAGTACAGCCACCCGGACGAACGGATCACCGGCTTTGTGCGCGAGTGCTTTGAAGAGATGGACGGCAGCCTGCTACTGGCCTGCGAGGATATTCTTTCGGCGGTATGGGCCGGGTATTCCGTGACGGAGATTGTCTGGCGGCCGGCCGCCGCCCGGATTAAATTAGACTACCTGGCGACGTACCACCCGTCGACCATCAGCTTTAAGGTAAACCGCTTTGGCCGACTTGAAGTAATTGAACAGAAAAGTACTTACCAGGCCATGGAGCAGTCGCTGCCGCTGGAAAAGTGCATCGTTTTCTCATACCGCAAGAGGTTTGGAAACTACTACGGAAAGAGCGCTTTTAAGCCGGTGAGAAAGAACTGGTTGTTGAAGGACGCCCTTCTTAAAATGTGGGCCAAGGCACTGGATAAGTTCGGCACGCCGCTGATGGTGGCCATCGTACCGGACGGAAATATTGTCGATCCGGAAACCAAGGAGGAAATCAGCCAGCTTGAATACGCGACCAAGCTGCTAAATAATCTGCAGCACGGGACAGCCCTGGCCCTTTCGGCGGGGGGCGCCCAGGGGCCCGGGGCCAGTAGCGGGAGCATCCAAATTCCAGACGTGAAGGCGCTGGTCACCGGGGGGTCGGGCGTGGGGAGCGCCTTCAACCTGGCGATCAATTATCTCAACAAGATGATCTGTCGCGGGCTTTTGGTCCCCTCCCTGCTTTTTGACGAGGGCGCCCGGTCGGGGAGCCTGGCCCTGGGTACATCCCACTTCTACAGTTTTCTTCTTATGGTCAAGGCGATTTTCAGGCAACTCAAGGAGGTTTTGCTGGACCAGTTAATTGCCCGGCTAGTTGATTATAACTTCGGGCCGCAGAAAGATTACGGTGATTTTACGGAAACCCCCCCGGGGCCGGAGGAGTTGGAAACCTGGTCGAAAATTTTTGATAGCCTGGTAAACAACGGCTTGATGGACGTGGAAACGGATGAAGACTTTCAATTTGCCCGGAAGAAGATGGGGTTACCTCAGCGGCCGCTGTCCAGGGGTGGCGCGCAAGCGCCGGTGGAAACTGTGGCAAGCCAGTACGACCGGTATTTCCGGGCCCGCCAGGAGGAATAAAAATGGAGCAACAAATGTTTGGTCAACTGGATGAGGCCGAGACAAGTTTTCTGGCCGATTTTGAGCGCTGGTTAACCGGATATTTCAAAGAGATTCCCTGGCGGAAGATAGAGCGGTTAAAGAAAAGCGGCTTTCGGCTGGAGAAAGCCTGGGCAGTGGATGAGCTGATCCCACGCCCGGACGAAGGAAGGTTGGCCAAAATGCTGGCCCGGCACGGGGCCAGGATGGTGGCGGCCGGCCGGGCGCACGGGGATCGGCTGGTGCGGGAGCTGCACCGGCGCTACGGCAAAAAGAAGCTGGCTGAATACCCGGAGTTTGATTTCGATTACCTGAAGGACCCCCGGCTGATTCCGGCGCAGGCCGTGGAAGCAATGGAGAAAAGAGCGCTGGTTCTGGCCGGGAACGTGGGCAGCGATATCGTGGCGGCAGTAAAGAAGATTGTCATCAGCCACCTGGTGGAGATTACCCGGGAGGAGGCAGAACAGCAAATCGCCGGGGTGCTCAAGGACAGCCGAAACAGGGGGAGCCTGATCGTCACCACGGAGACAACTTACGCATACAACCGGGGGCGGCTGGCCAGCTTCGCGGAACACCAGGTTGACTACGTACAGTTTTCGGCGGTGATGGACGCCCGGACCAGTATCCAGTGCCGCACCAGGCACGGGCTGATCATGGCGATGAACGACCCCCGGCTGGCCGCGAATACTCCCCCTTTACACGGGCGCTGCCGGTCGGTCCTGGTGCCGGTATACAGCGCGTATCAACCGGAGCTGATTACGTCGGAGAGGTTGAATTGGGATGAGGTTGCCCCGCTGCCCAAGGGTTGGCGGACGGCGGCATGAAAATAAGGGGATGAGCTTGTGGAGTGGACAACGGCATACATTAACGACTTGCCGGATAGTTGTTTCGCGTATATCGAGCCGGGGGGTAAAAAAGACGCGGAAGGTAAGACGGTGCCCCGCAGCTTGCGCCATCTGCCCTACCGCAATAAGGACGGCAGAATCGACTCTGACCACGTTCGCAACGCTCTGGCCCGCCTTCCACAGACCAATATTCCGGTGGAAGCAAAGAAGCAGGCGCTGAGAACGCTCCTGGCGGCCGCCAGGGAAGCAGGCATTGAGGTCGACGAAGAGCGCTACCGCCGGGAATACAGCCTGGCGGAGCCGGAGCGGTTGCGCATACCCTTCTTCCGCCTGGGCAGGTGGCGGCACCCGCAGTACGGGGAGATCGTGGGAACCCAGGAATTGTTCAACGCCATGATCAGGAACTTCAAGCGCAATGTCCTGGGACGCCCACCCTTCGTAAGAATAGGCCACGACAGGGAGACAGCGCCCACCTTTGGGGGAGCGCCGGCAATGGCCTGGGTGCACGACCTCATTCAAGACGGGGATGTGCTTTATGCCCTGGCCTACCCTACCGGCGAGGAAATCGTGGAAGCCGTTCGGAACAAAAAGTACCGTTTCGCAAGCGCGGAATACGACCCCAATTACGTCGATAAAGAAACCGGTACTAAGGTAGGGCCGGTATTAATGGCCATTGCGTTGACCAACGAACCGTTTCTGACCAGGCTACCTGATACAGTGGTCCTCTCCGATCCACCGGAGACGATATACCTGGATTATGAGGAGGTAAGGGGAATGAGCGAAGAGTTAATGCGGGAGAACAACAGCCTGCTGAAAAAGCTGGCCGAAAACCTCTCCAGATTTATGGAAGGCTTAAAGCCAGGCGGCAGTCAGGGGGAACCCGGCGAGGAGTACCGGAAAAAGCTGGCTGAGATTGACGAGTTGAAGGCGAAGCTGGCCGAACTCGATGCCCTGAAAACCAAGCTGGCCGAAACGGAAACGAAGTTGGCCAGCGCGGAAAATACATCCTGGAAAGTGCAGGTGGAACAAAGGCTTGCCGACATGGTGGCAAAGGGAATTCCACCGGCTATGTGCGAGCAGGCAAAAGCCGTTCTCCTGGCCAACCCGTCCTTTGCAACCACCAGGGTGAGGCTTGCCGACAACAAGGAGGTCAGCCTGGCCGAACAGATTTACGCCATTCTGGAAAGCATGCCGGCCACCTGCCGGGTCAAGTTCTCCCAGGCGGGATTCCAGACCAGCCAGCAGCCTGGTGCCACGAGTGCAAAAGACATTTATGGCGACGTGGTGCCGCAGTTAAAAGAGCAGTAACGGCAAGGTAACGGCCAATGTTACCAGAGTAACAGCCAATTAATTAAAACCGTTACCGCAGTAACCGGATGGTAACGAACCAAAACGGCCGGTAACAATGAGGGGGTGTCAGAAATGCCTTGATTTTCAAGGGCCGGGAAAACCGGCTGGTTAGGCCGGTAACGGGATTAAGGCCGGCATGTTACCGGATTGTTACCCGGAAAACAGGGCTTAAAAAAGGGGCGGTACCTGGTAACGGGTGCGCAAATCCTTGTTTTATGAGGATTTTCAAGGAGGCGAGAGGCAGACAGTAACCACGTTCGTTACCGCCGGTAACAAAAATCCGAGGAGGAGTGAATACGGATGCCTACCGACATTGCGGCATTAGGCGGGACTGTATTGACCGAACTGGCGAGAACCTTTGAAAACTTTCAGACCAAGGCGGGGCAGTTTTTCCCCTCCCGGAACCTGCCCGTGAAAACAGTAACTGTAGAGCGGGTCTATGGGGGCGCCGGAATAGCCCCGGTGGTCGACCCCAAAAAACCGGACACCTTTGCCGACAGAAGGCAGGTTGTTTCCGAGAGTCACAACCCGATTTACAGCCGGGAGAGCTTTACTGTAGACAGCGATACGCTGAATAACCTGCGCCAGCCGGGAACGCTAAACGAGCGGTACGGCAAGCAGTACATCGCCGACGAGATAAAGCGCCTGGTGGCCAGGAACGATCTCTTGTTCGACTTTTTGCGCTACCAGATGCTCCTGGGCGGGATTGATTACACAGACCCACGCACAAATGTTCATACGGTCGTGTCCGCCGGGATACCGGCCGACCACATGATCCCCCTGAACAGCCTTGCTGCCACCTGGACGGATACGGCCAACGCCAAACCGATCGACGATTTGGAGATGGTCAAACTTAAAATCAGGACCAACGGCAAGGTGGATCCGACGCACATCTTAATGAACTCGGTGATCAGGTCCTCCCTGTCCCGCAACGCGCAGGTAATCGCCCGGGGCGAATCGGCGCGGGACACCGGTTTCGTGGTTTACCAGGGGGGCGAGCTGGTACGAATCGCGGGGCTGGAGGTCGTCGCGGAGGATGCGGTATACGAGGCACTGGCCCCCGCCACGGTGCCGACGGCAACGGTGCAGATAACGGATACGACCATCGCTGCCGGGGACGACATCGCGCTGGTCATCGGCGGGGTGAGCTCGGGGTTGTATACCGCCGTTGACGGCGATACAAAAGAAAAGGTCGCCATACACTTGAATAACTTCATCAACGGCAACCCGGCCATGCCGGTAACTGCGACGGTGAGCGGGGACACCATCACGCTCACACCCAAAAACCCCCTTTCAGACCAGTCCATAACGATCACCAAATCGGGTATCATTGACGCAACGATCGCGGGTTCACCGTTAATCATTACCGGCGGCGGCCTGGTGAGGACGATCACAAAGATGATCCCGGACGATAAGGTGGTTGTAGTGTGCAAGGAAGCTGCTGGAGAACCGGTGGGCCGCACCGACTTCGTTATCGGGGAGCACCCGGCCGGGCCAGCCCGGGATTTGGTCCCGGTCGGCCGACACGGTACCCCCGAGTCCGCCGGGGGTGCTGGTGCAGGTTGGCCGGGCCGGGATGCCCTACCTGTTGCACCCGGACTGGGTGGCCGTGGTAACAATCAAGTAAGGGGCTATTCAGGATGTATGCTACGCCGGAGCAGGTGAGAAGCCTTTCCGAGCTTCTCCGGAAGTACAAGGATTTAACAGACGATATAATCAGTGCTTATATCGCCAAAGCCGAGGCAAGGGTGAACGCTTATCTTTCCGCCCGGTACCTGGTGCCTTTGGCGGAACCGGTACCGAAGATTATCAATTCTATTGTTGTGGATATGACCGGGGCTTTCATCCTGGACGAGAAGGTTTCCGAGCGAATGAAAGATCAGACCACTTTTGCCGAGGTCTTGATGAAGAGAGCGGAACAGGATCTCGAAAAGGTTGTTGAAAAGGGCTTGATCGACCGGGAGCCGGGGGTGGTTCTGGCCGCTCCCGCACGGACCAAGACAGGGCCGCAAATGGCCACCACTACCCCGGAAAAAAGCCCGATCGAGGATGTGTTGGCGCAGTGGTGAAGGTACAGATAAAGGCCGAGGGTTTGGAGCAGGCTATGGCTTTCATGAACGACGTGGCCCGGAACCGGGGGATCAAGCTGCGGCCGCTGATGGCCCGGGCTGGCCAGATCCTGCTTGCCTCGGTGATGAGAAATTTCGAGGAAGAGGGCCGGCCGCGCTGGAAGAAGTGGAGCCCGCTAACTTTGAAGATCTACTACGGGTTGGCAAGGGAAAAGGTGGAAAGCCGGTACAAGCGACCTGCCACCCGTGCGAAACACATGCGGTTGGAGATGGCCAAGATTGCCGTCGGGAAGATCTTGAGCCGGACCGGCGACTTGAAAAAGTCGATCCACGTTGGCCGGGTGACCAATGAAAGCGTGGAAATTGGCTCCTCCCTACCCTACGCCCGGATCCACCAGCTGGGTGGGGTAATCCGGCCCAAAACGAAAAAAGCGCTTTGCGTCCCGATGGGCGGCCGTTTCTTGATGCTGAAAAAGGCTACCATCCCGGCCCGGCCCTTTTTAATGGTCCAGGAGGAAGACGGGCAGGCGATCATGCGGGCGGTCAGGGCCTATATCCTGGAGGGAAAATAAATGCCTTTGCCGTTGCCGGAGTTAATCATCGAGGTTCTTAAGCTTTCGCCGGACCTGGCCGATCTGCAGGAGTGGCAGCCGGTAAACGGTTTAATCACCTTAAATGCTCCAGGTATTTCGGTCGGGGTGCAAAAAGAGACTTACAGCGAATACGACAGGTTTTACGATAATTGCACTTCCCGGCTTTCGGTGACCGTGTGGGATAAGGACGTTGACCCGGCGGCGGGAGAGGCGCGGGTGCGGGAAATGGCCCACGCGGTGAGACGGCAGCTTTTGCAAAACAGCACGCTGGGCGGCGCGGTGGATAATGTGTTTGTGGGCGAGATTGAGTACCTGACGGAAGATGCGGGCAGCAACCTGCTGCTGCATATAGCCAGCCTGGAAGTGGAAGTTGATTATCTGGCGGAAAGGGCTGTCAAGGCGAGCACGCCTGCCATTGAAAACATTGGCGCAGATACCGGAAAATTTTAGAAGGGGTGAGATCTAGATGGTGATGGAATATGTTGTGCCACGGGTGGCCATCGACGAATCGGACGTGGGCCCCCGGCCGACGGCGGCGGTAAGCCTTTCGGCCATCGGGCTGGTGGGTACCTTCTGCAAGGGGCCGGTAAATAAGCCGGTGACCGTGGGCAGTTTGGAGCAGTTGATTAATGTGTTCGGGGGGTATAAGAGCGGGCTAACGGGCTATCTTTCAGCAGTGGGGGCTTTAAACCAGGGGGCCAATGACATAAAGATTGTCCGGGTGGGCAGCAGTTCAATCGCGCCCGCCCAAAAGATCCTGAAGGACGCGCAAACCACGCCGCAGGATTCCATAATTGTAACGGCGGCCACGCCGGGCACCTGGGGAAACGAGATCAAAGTTGCTGTGGCATCAGGGACACAGAGCGGCACTTTCAAGCTGGTGATTGTCTATGGCAAGCAGTCCGAGACTTTTGACAATTTGACTCTGGATAACCTGGGTAACGTAAAGTCTCAGTTCGTGACGGTGACCAGAGCCGCCGGGGCGACGCAGATCCCGGCGAATATAAGCGCTACGCCGCTTGCCGGCGGGGACGATGGGGCGAATACTTCAGACAGCGATTACGTGGGCACGGTGGACGCGAACGGAAACCGGACGGGTTTAAAGGCGCTGGAGGCGGTGCGCTGCGCCCTGGTGCTGTGCGCCCAGCAGTATAGTGCGGCGATTCAAAGCGCCCTGATCGCCCACTGCGCGACGGCCACCCCTGCCCAGGGTTTGCGGGTGGCGGTGCTGAACACGCCGCCGGGGCAGAGCGTGAGCCAGGCGACTGCTTTAACGGCTGCGCTGGATTCCATGCGGGCGGTGCTGACCTATCCCTGGCTGGAACCCCAGGAGCTTCCGGGTAGCTACGTTGCCCCCGACGGGTATTACGCCGGCCGGCTGGCCGTCCTGGCGGCGCAGCAGAGCCCGACCAACAAGCAGATCAACGGGATTCTTTCCTGCGAACGATTGTTTACAGAAGCAGAGGTAAAGGACCTGACGCTGGCCAGAATCTCCCCCATCACCCTGGTTGTCGGGCGGGGTTTCCGGATCCGGAATGGGGTTAACTTGTCAACTGACCCGGCCTGGTCGCAAACGAACATCCGCCGCGCCTTCGATCAGTTGGAGATGGAAGTTTACGACGGCCTGCAGTGGGTGGTGGGCGAAGAGAACACCCCCGAGCTGCGGTCGGCCGTGGCCGATCAGATGGACGCCCTGCTTTTCAACAAGAAGATGAAGGGTGAAATTTACGACTACAAACCGACGGTCTGCGACGACAGCAACAATACGCCGGAGACGATCGCGGCCCGGATTCTAAACGTGCAGGTGCGGGTCCGGCCCGTTTACGCAGCAGATTACGTTGACGTGGCGGTGCAGCGGTTACTTGCTGCTTAATTAGTTAAAGGGGGCGCAAGTTAATGCTTCTTGAAATAGGTGAAAGATGCTCGGGATGCGGTCTGTGCGCTCCGGTGTGCCCCACTGGGGCGCTCACGATGGCGGGAAACAAGGTCGTGCTTTCGGGAGAGTGTGTAGCCTGCGCGTTGTGTCTGGATGTGTGTCCGGTCAGAGCACTTGTGCTTGATGTTAAACCCGCCTCCCGGCCCGAAACCGCAAGCGAGACTGCCACTAAAAGGAGAGTGAAAGACGATGCCCAACCACAAGATACAGGGGTATGATTGCTCAGTATTAATCACCGGTCCAAAAGGGCCGGAGCTAGTAGGGGAGTACCAGGAGGCAGAGTTTTCGATAAAAGAAGAGACGGAGGAATACCTGGGTTTAGGCGAGCGGATTCCATCTATTTTGGACGGAGTAATCAAGATAGAGGGCAAGCTTAAAAAAGGGCACGCCCTTCTTGACATTGTGAATCGCATCTGGGGACACAGCTCATTAAAAAGGGGCAGCCGGATCAATATTGCCCCCCGCTTTACGATTACACTTTCTATTGACGCGCCGGACAAGGGGTATGTGGGCCGGTACCGGCTGCTAGACTGCAAGATCCACGATTTAGAATTGAAAGCCAAGCAGGGTAAGGATGTTCTGGAAGAGGACTTAGCTTTTAAAGCTGAAGGTATCGAGCCGATTCCGATTCATTTTCATTAATGGGAGGTAGGAAGTAATGACTGAGTACGGGCCTCTGGAATTGCCCAGCGGGAAGAGGATCCATTTTCGGGCGCCGACAGGAGCAGACCGGCTGGCAGTTTTAAAATTAACCAGAATCAGCGCGGATAACGTACTTTCCGGGGCGGTGCTGGTGGATTATTACGTCCAGGCGAAATGCATAACGAAGATTAATGATCAGCCGGTGCCGGTGGAAAGTTATAAAAATCTTTTCGATACCTGGGACGCAAAAGATGTTGTGTTTTATCAAGGCGTTTTTAACGAGATGTTTGGAATGACTGAGGAAATGCAAGACAAGGCTAAGGAAGCGGCCCGTTTTTTGCTGAACGGGCAGACTTCTTGAGATGGGCCCGGGTGGCGCATTTAACGGGGATGAGCCTTAGCGAATGGCTGTCTTTTGATGACCTGACCAGGGAAGCAGTTTGTGTTGCCATTGAGGATTTGGTGGAGGAACTGAAAGATTAAGATTTTACAAGGGATAGCAAGGTGCGGAGGCCAATAAGATAAAGAATTGCCGTGATAATCCAGGCCGGCCAGAGGCTGTCGGTGTCCAAGGTAGCCATCAAGATGCTGGCGGGAATAATGGCCAGCAGATAGCAAAACGGAATAGTTAAAAGAGATACAAAAAACATGATTGTTTTCATAGGCTCCTCCCCTTTTGTTTGATTATATCATGCTGATGGGCGAAGGCAAGGTGCAGTTATGGCTGGCTCTACTTTTACCGTGGCCTTGATACTTACCGCATATAACAATATGCGGGGCGCTCTGGCCAGCGCAGAGAGTAGCTTAAGAAGTTTAGGCACAGCAGTGAAGCAGTTAAGCAGCGCACAAATTAATTTTGGTGTTAATACGGCTTCGCTGGCAGAAGCCCGGAAGGCATTGGACAAGATGGAAACCCGCGGGATGGCCCAGGTAGCTAGCGGGATGATGATGGCCGCGCCATTTGTCGGTGCGGTAAAGGCCGCCGGCGACTTCCAGGATGTGCTGCAGGAACTGAAGATAGTTACCTATGATTCGGCAATGCCGCTCAAAGAGTGGGAAAAACAGGCCAAAGCGCTGGCTGAGCAGGCAAAGCAGATGGGCATGGCCACGCGCTTTAGTGCTACAGAAGCCGGGCAGGGTTATCTGATGCTGGCTAAGGGCGGCGTGGCGGCAAAAGATATTTTAGCTGGCACCGGCGAGGCGACGGTGAAGCTGGCCCAGGCCAGCGGTATGCTGCCGGCCCAGGTGGCGGAGTCCATGGTGAAGGTGGGCAATGCTTACGCTATCCAGGGCAAGGAGATGCTGAACCTGGCAGATTTTATGTCCCGGGTGGACAATGCTTCCACGGCTTCTCTGTACTCGTTAACGGAAGGATACAAATACGCTTCGGCGGCGGCTGCCCAACTGGGGTTAAGCTACAAGGATACCGGGCTGGCGCTGGCGGTGTTAAACAATCGGGGGCTTGACGGTACCACTGCCGGAACCAACCTGGCGGATATGCTCCGCCGCCTAGCGCCCACTACCCGGATGAGCGCGCAGGCAATGAAGGAATTAGGTCTTACAACGGCTGATGTAGCGAATATCCAGCGGGGGGCGAGCAGGATAGGGCTAGCCGGTAGGGATCTTTTCCATGATGAGTCTGGTAAGCTCAGGCCGATGGCTGACATAATCAAGGTTCTGAGGGAGCATACCAGGGGCTTGCGCGCCGATGTGGTCCAGACTGCTTTCACGGAAATGTTTGGAGTGGAAGGCGCCCGGGCGGCTCTTGCATTAATAAAAGAAGGAGCCGGCAGCTGGGAGGAAGTTTCCGCGGCAACAAGACGGGCAATGGGTTTAAATGAGCGAATCGCCCTCCAGCAGCAGACGTTTAATTCTCAGGTGGAGCAGTTGGAGGAAGCATGGCATAATCTTTTCGTTACTGGTGGAACGCCGATTCTTGGGTTTTTAACAAAGGCGGTTAGCCGGGCCACAGATCTGCTTGGGAAATTTGCTAAATTCAGCAAGGAACATCCCGGGCTGACACGCTGGCTGATGTATTCTTTGGGGGTCCTGGCGGGATTTAATATTGCAGCCGGGGCGGCCAGGATAGGGATTGCCGTTTTCGGGAGAAACGTCTTGTCGGTGATTGGCATTTTTGCCCGCCTGGGCGGGAGCGCGATGGCTGCCGGGCGGGGCATTATTGGCTTTTGGAATACCTTTAAGTATTTCCGACAAGGGACCGGCATAATACGTGCGCTGTGGAGTGCGATCGCGTTTGGACACCCCACCCTGGTGAAAATAGTGGCAGCAGTTGGCCGGGCGGGATCGTGGTTTGCTCTTGGAGTGCGCTACGCAGGGCAATTTGGCGGGAGTCTGCTTAGACTGGCTGGCCAGGCTATGATTTTTGCCGGCCGAGTTGCAGCGGCCTGGTTGATTGCTTTGGGGCCCATAGGGTGGATTATCCTGGGGGTCAGTGCTGTTATTGCTGGCGCGGTAGCGGCCTGGAAAGCCAATTTTCTGGGCTTCAGGGACAAGATGACTGAGGTTTGGAATTGGGTAAAAACGCATTCGGTAGAGGCATGGGAAAACCTTAAAAAGTCGGCAGAGGAAGTTTGGACCTGGCTGAAAGGTTTACCTGGGGAAGCGTTGGAATGGGGTCGCAATTTGATCAGTTCGTTTGCAAAAGGAATCGAGGAAAAGGTTGAAGCAATTCCCGAGGCGCTTAAAGGAGCGGCAGCAAAGATCAAGGACTTTCTGGGCTTCTCCAGCCCCACCAGGCTTGGGCCCGGGAGCGAGGCCGACCGCTGGGCGCCAGCATTTGTGAGTATGTATGCTTCTGGCTTGCTGGCCGGGCGGGCCAGGATTGCGGCAGCAGCGGCAGCACTGGCGGGGGCTATGACAGTTACTCCCATAGTAGCTCCAAGTGGGTTTGGGTATGTAAAACCGGCGGTTGCCGCAGTAAGCTGGGCAATTAAACCCCAGGTAGAAAAGCCCACTTATCCGGCTTTACCGGCCGGTTACTGGCAGATCAAGTCCCAGGTGGACAGCCCGGCATTTCCAAAGCTGCCGGTGAGCACCTGGCAAATTATCTCCCAGGTAAGCTCCCCTGCCCTGCCGGAGATCCCGGCGGCTATGTGGCAGATCAAGCCCGCGGTGGGAGTCCCTGTTTTGCCGGAAATACCAGGGGGTATGTGGGCGATTAAGCCCCAGGTGGAAAAACCCACTTATCCGGCTTTACCGGCCGGTTACTGGCAGATCAAGTCCCAGGTGGACAGCCCGGCATTTCCAAAGCTGCCGGTGAGC